CTTCTCTAAAGGTAGTTAATGCCATAGATCGCGCTGAGGAGATGACCACGTGGTTACGCTCGTTAAATAGGAACAGCCCGGCCAGGATACGCATACGCGCCAGGTGGCTCTTTCCTTGTTGCCTACTGGTTAGTAATAAGTTTGTCTTACGAATAAACATTTTATTTTTATCTATCGTCAACATATCCTGCATTACGTAGCGTTGCCAGGGTAAAAGCGGCAGGCCAATATCCTCGGCTAGCTGTGCAACTTCATCGCCTCGGCTTGCACCTTTTAGCGGTTTGTTTTCTAGGCGTGGTCTTACCGCCCCTCGTAACGGCTGGCTAGCTTTGGTTGCCATTAGTTAACATCCTGCTCAGGTTGGCCAGCACAAGGGCCTTGCTGGGTCATTACAGACGTTTTTGGGGATAAAAGGTCAGAAAAGACAGGGGGGGTGTCCGTTGTGGCTAAAAAAACGCCCTGTGACTTCTTACCCTTACTGAGATTGCATCGCTTACAGGCAGGCACAAGATTGTCAAGGCTCATTGGGTCACCACCACTAGCTATAGGTATTACGTGGTCAACCTGGCTAGCCTCTTGGCCACAGTAGTAACACACCCAGCCCCCAGCGTTCAACACCTGTAAACGCCTAGCCTTATAGCGCCTGTTATCTCTAGGGTCTTTAGCCTTCACTTAGTAATGCCCTACCTTCTTGTGATGATCTAAAGCTTTGCAAGGATTACCATAACGGTGTGCAATATACTTTAAGCCTAAGTCTATCTGCTTATATGGGTTGCGCTCTTTCATCTTTAGTAGCTGAGGTATGCCGTATGCGCTGCTCTTTTTATTCTTAGCTGTAGGTGACCATTGGCTTTCCATACGCCATAACACTACTAGGCATCTATATTGCTTATCATCTAATAGCTTCATATGAGCATATAACTTATAGCTCTCTACGTTTGGATCGTAAGCCTTTGCTGGCGTAATCCCAATTACACATAGCACGGCCAAAAGCACCAAACTACGCCTGCGAGCTATCCGCCTCAGCGGCTCGCCAGCGAGTTGTGATGCTACACGCCTTGTCAAATAGGCTGCAACATTGAGCGTACTGTTGGGCGTGTTTCCACAGTTATTAGTGCCTGTGGATAACTCCTGTGGATAACTATTTAGCATCCTTGCCCCAACCTGTGCCCCTAAATATGGCACCTACTGAGTCATAAATACGGCGCATATCAAAGCCGCAACACTTAGGTATGTTTACATCGTGTATAGATCGCTGCACCTCAAAACGTATTGAGCAGCTAATACACTCATACTCATACATCGGCATAATTAACCAATAGGCAAACGCTCATTTTGCTACATACCTTGCATTGTAAGACCTTTACGTTAGCAGGCAGGTTATCGGTCACTATGCGCTCTATCTGCTCTGTGATTTTCCTACAGCTACGGCACTCAAAGCGTATTAACTCGCTCATAACTGCACCGCCGCTGAGATAGGCAAAAGGGCCACGGTCTTGTCAACCTGGCCCTGAGAGTCAAACTCTGTCTTAGCAGGCAGCCTTTTAACTGACCACTTAACCGTTATCTTACGCAGGTTAAAGGCGTAGATGCCCTTAGGTGTGGCATTAACATAAAAGGGCGTAAAGCCCAGGCGCTCGGCCTGTTGCATTAGCGCATCATATTTATCTTGCTCTATGAGCAGGTCATCGTAATGCGTGTGCCTGCACTTTAGCTCTATATGCAACCTATACAGGGTGCTAGTGGCATCGTGGTACTCATACTGGTCAGATGATTTAGTTAGATCCTCTAAGTATCTGCTCTTAATGTAGTTAAATAGCTCTTGCTCTGTGTCTATCATCGGCAGCCTTTACAAAACCATATGATGTTTTCAAAGCTGTTTTTTTGGTAGCCAAACTTATCTAACTGCGTGACCATAGCGCACTTGTCGCATTGTTCGACCTTGTACTCAGCTGCTAACTCACCGTCTATAAAGAGTTTGCCCGTCATAGCCTGTAGGTTGATTAGCTCGTATTGATCGCTCATAGCTTTAAGCCGTCCTCACACTTTTTACATAGAAACACTACTAGGCCGTCTCTGCGGTCATATTCGTTCACCTGCGTATCTTTATCGCAGATACTGCAATTACTTACACCGCCATAGCCACTAAAGCTGTATTGATGTCCAGTAGGCGATAGCCATTTATCTTTAGGGTTAATGGTCATACCTGAGGTGCCCAACCTGTAGAGGTCTGCATATACCAAACGGGGTCGCATTGTGTGGCCTTGCTCTTTTCGATACAGCTGTAGTTGCCCCACTCTTTGCCTGTCTTGGCGCTAGTGCCTGTACGCCATACACGGGCACCGTGTTTACACTCAGGTTTGCCCTGTAGGTAGATGCCACCTAGCTCATTTTTAACTGCCTCGATAGTCTGTGCTACTGGCGTAGTAGCCCATAAATCATCGCTAACAGGTGCTACGTCTTTAGTGCTAAGCGCCTCTACCTTTTCCATATCCTGCTTTGTACTACGAGCAATACCGCCAGGTGTAAGCAAACCAATAACGCGCCCATAAGCGCTTGTTACTGCGTTTTCTACCCAAAAGTGCAGATTAACGCCTCTATCGCTACGCATCTCAAAAGCATAATCAACAGCGCTTGGTAAGTGATCTTCGTACTCCTTGTAAGCCTCAGCTTTAACAAGAATATAACCTTTTGTTATATCTATATCCTCGATATAAGCCACTAAACGTAACGTGGGATATTCTGCACGTGCCCTAATAATGCGGGCGTTGACATCCTCGTATCCTTCTAAGAAATTACTCATCGCTTGGCCTCAGCTTCTTTTAGCGCCTTAGCGATATTACGGCCACGTAGGTAACCTTCACCCAGGCCTACTTTGTAGCCCCAATCATATGCAGCATAAATAAATAAACCCACGATACCCGCCAGCATCGCTATTACTATAAAGTCTAAACTGTTCATCTTTCGCCCTTTGTTAAGGCCGATAAAGCTACTAACCGAGTAGCCCTCTCAGCGTGTAGTTAAAGTATGAACCTACCCACCGACAAAAGGCAACGCGACACGCGCTACTTAGCTAACCTGTCCTCTAGCAACAGCTCATAGATTTTATCTACACGCAGCTCTATACGCTCAACCCTACCTTTAAGGTTATGCCCGCCGTTGCCGTCATCGCGTAGCTCAGATAGGTAGTACTTAACAAGGTGCCGCACAAGCCCAGCCATAAGCCCTGAAAGGGTAGCGATCCCCAACGCTACCGCTATGTATGCCTGGGCCTGTGACACTTACTTAGCGCCTATTCCCAGTTGCTTTTCATTAGGTGCTAGTGCCTTTAGTACTGGCCCAATTAGCCCGGCTAGAAAAGCATTAGCTAGTACTTTAGGGTCTGTGATACCTGATAGATACAGCGCACCCACGCACGATAGAGCTGCACGTAGGTAGGACAAGGCCGCAGCCTTTAGTTGCTCTTGCATTGTATTGCTCCTAAATGCCCTTTAGTTGACTTGTTTCAGTATAAAAACCGTGTTGGTGCCTGATGCCACAATGCCGTAAAGGCCCTCATTATCACCTACGGGTAGCTCCATTTTATCATCGGTATCTAGCTTGTAACCGTTTGCTGTGGTTACGTTGCTATCGCCTATGTACATCGCACCGCCTGAGTTATGTATCCATACGGTTTGATCCATAAAGTTTGCAGCTACCAATAATGTAGCTGTAGTACCTACGCTTACCTGTGCGCTAGTTGGCATTTTCTAATCCTAACTTAGTAATTAAAGCCGTGACCTTTTCAGGGCTTAGTGCTATCTCAAAGTGCATCTCATCTTTACGGTTTTTGTAATCCCCGCCCCAGGTAAGGCCGTACTTTTTAGCCAGGGCACGAATCATTGGCACCTTAGCTGCCTCAAACGTACCTACCTTAGCCAGCGGGTGCTTTGTAGCGTTTAGGTCTATAGCTGTGCCGCTACTATGGTTACTAATCTTGTCGGTAGTGCCTCGCACCATTCGGTAGCAGTAGCCCCAGTCATCTAGGCCGCCACCTTCTATTGGCTCTATTAGCTCGTTAAACTCTTTTGCAAAGTTAATAAGCAACGGCGCTACCTTTTCAGCGCAACGCAGTTTGAGGCTTGTGCCCTCTACCTTAAAAGGCTTAACGCCTATCTCAGCCTGGTCTTTAGATGCAGGCCAGCCGTTATAGCTAGTCTGCAAGGGCAGCGATTTCATCGGCAGTTAGTCCAAGCTTTGCATACACGGCCTGGCGCGCTGCCGCTTTGTCAGCTGCCGCTTTGTCATCGGCTGCCTTCTGATCCGCATAAGCCTGAGCATCGGCTTCACGCTGTGCCAATTCATCGGCAGTTAATTCGCGCTCTACTACCTCGCCCGTTGTGCAGTTGATTTCTAGTGCAGTTGTCATTGTGTCTCCTATGTTTTCGATATGCCGTAGAGATAAAAGGTTGAGTTAGTGGCAAAATTGCCTGTTAATGGTTGAAACTTAATAGTTGTAATTGCAGCAGTATTAGACCAAAGGCCAGCCGTTAAAACTGCCTCTGCTCCTGTTGCATTATTTTCATTGACAGAATCAATAGACATTGATTTTTGAGCAGAGCCTAAATAATTTGGAATATAAACCTCAGCGTTACCAAATGTACTAGCAGTATAAGTAGAAACATCGGCATAAATCACATAAGGCGCTGAAAATGAGCCAGATGATGCAGCAGAGCCACTACCCAAAAGTCTGCGCACGGCATAATTAGCATTAGTCGTGTCAGAGTTCAGATAAATGTAAATAGGAGTATCGGTATTGTCTGTGCGTGAGCTGACTTTTACGAGTAAATCCGTGTAAGTCGCGGCAATAGAGCTAAAGGTAACAGATGCAGTTGCAGTGCTTAAAGTATTAGATGCAATTAAAGTATATGTATTAGGCATTATGCAGCCACGATTCCATAGAGGGTGAAGGTTGAGCCAGTAGTAAAGCTCTGACCGCCGCTTAGGGTTAAATCTATCTGAGTGATTGCAGCAGTATTGCGCCATAGACCTACAGTTACAGTTGTACCATTTCCAGCGTTATCTGCTCTGGCGATTACTGTTTTATAGGTCGTGGAATTAGAATAATTTTGCACATCTATTTTATTGACATTGAAATTAGTGGTGTCTGGAGTGCCATAGTAATCAAGCAAAATGCCACCAATGTTGGAGTCTCTAGCAGAACCAGCAGTTGTACCATTTCCATAAAGATAGGTGCCTGAGTAATTTGTTCCAGTATCAGAATTAAATCTCATTCTTACATCTGGACCACCCGAAGATGATTTGACAGAGATAACTAACTTTAGGTCTGTGTAAGCACCTGAGATGCTAGAAAAGGTAACTGTTGCTGCTGCTGTACCAAGGGTCTGTGTTGCTATGGGAGTGTATGTTGATCCAGCAGCCATTGTTATGCTCCCTTAATTCCGTATAGGGCAAATTGCGAATACTGGGCAAAGTTTGCGCTGCCCGCTTGTGCTTTAATTGTAATCGTGCTAACAGCCGCGGTATTCATCCATAAACCGCTATTCAATACGATTTCACCTGATCCGTTGTTATCCACGCCACCAAGACTTCTAGTG